ATTTATTAGCTGTATAAGTAACACTTCCACCATTTGCAGTTGATGGATCAAATAAATTATTCTGTGACATTATATTCTTACTGTCAAAGATTGTAAGTGGGTTTGATACTCTTAATCTTCCGAATGCATCAACGTTATTACCGCCGATTGTAATTAACTGACCATTACCAACATTTATATTTTCACAACTCATTAGCAGCCAAACCTCATGTTAAACCATGTAAATCTTTGTAGTTCTTGTTTTAATTCTTCTTGAAAAGAAAAATTTAATTGATCTTTTAATGTCTCTAGTGCTTGTAGAACTTGTCTTTGATTTTCAGAAGAATATTCTTGGGCCGGTTCTGGTATATATGTTGTAATTTTTGCCATTATCTTCTTCCATCAGGTTGAATGTCTACTCTAAATAATCCATATCGCCAGTTTTCATCTGTAGATTCATTTTCAACTTTAATACTCATTAATCTGTTTCTTGCTCTTGTATCAATTTTTGTTGTAGAAGAAGTTACTGTATAGGGTCCTAACATTTGACTATTTTGTGTTTGAGATGGATAATCTCTTAATAATAAAGTTACTTTAGCATTTCCTGTAAGAACTTTAAAGTCTGGAATAAATCTATTTATTTTCATTAAATACTGACCATCTCCCTCTACATCTAATTCAAAATCACCCGATTCAATATATGCAGGAATTGCTGTTTTAACACCTGTCGAAGTTACATCATTAACTCCTACCTCATGTTCATAATAAGTAGAAGCTCCATTTAAATTAGTTACTCCATTAATTGTTGGAAAAGTTGGAATAGTTGTAGTGTCATACTTTGTAGCTTGAGGTCTATCATAAGTATCGGAATCTGCATAAGTTGTTCTAGCTAATGACATCGTTGTCCAAGTATCTTCTAAATAATTATAAACAACCGATCTATTCACTTGAAGAGAATTATTTTGTGGATAAAACCATATTACTTCATTAAATAAACTATTGTGAGATGCATAAATAACATTTCCTGCAGTATAATTAATTCCTAAATTACCATTACCACTATTAAATACGAAATCTTCAACTAAAGATGGTAATTGTTTAACGGTTCCATCATAAACAAAGAACCCACCCGATGCCCCCATCCAAAATATAGCCCCCTGTGCAAACACTACCGCATGTTGACCAATACAACCACAATTTGTACCTACCTGTCTAACAGAGAATACAAATGGAGGACCTACAAACTGGATTACATAAGCTGCCGTATCGGTAAGTACAAAGATATAATCTTTTCCTTGTATTGCAGATACAATTTTATTTCCAGTATCCAGTCTAAATGTTCCTGCAGTATTTGTTGCAGTGGGTGCCCAAGTATTAAAATCTTCTTGGTTTGAAAATCTTATAAACATTGGATCTTGAGTTGTTGTATCCCCAATTGTAGTTTCTGTTCCAAGTGCAAATAAATGTCGATCTCTATCTGAAGTTAAAGTTATTATAGAAGATGTTGGTGCACCGGATATTACAGTTGCTCTAGTTGTAAGTGGATTTGAGACACCAGGATTCCAAGAATAAATTTTTCCATTTCTAACTGTTGCAATTAATATCTGGCCAAAGTTATCAAGAGACCATTGACCTGGATCTAATTGAACACCAGAAACTGAACTTGCTTCTCCCCAAGCAAAAACACCCCAGTTCCCTGTTCCCCATCCATATCCATAAGTTTCAAAAACAGGACCAATGGTAACATAAGGATTTACACTTACTGAACCTTGTGTGGTCATTCCTGTTCCTGACTCTATAACAGGCATAGTTACTGTAAATGTTCCAGTGGTTGGAACTGTTTGTACTTCAAAAGTATTAGTTGTAAAATTAGCGCTGCTAAAAGTTGTAACGCCTCCTCCTGGAAGAGATACAGAAGAAAAAGTAAAATAATCACCAATCTCTAAATCATGACCTGCTTTTGTCACTGTAACGGTTGCTGAACCTGTTGTTGAAGTAAGAGTGCAACTTGTTAAAGCGGTATCTAACGGTGTAATATCATGAAAAGAACCTTCGTAATAAATTATAAGAAGTTTATTGGTTCCTATGGCTGCATATTTATTGCCATTAAGATCAATCCAAGTAAATTGAGCTCTTGCAACTCCTGCAATTGAATTAGATAATATTTCTTTCCAGCCACCTATTTTTTCAGGATAACCATAACGAAAACGAACATAGTCTCCATCAATCCACTGCCCTTCGGCAGCAGTTGCGGTATCTTGTTTATTAAACCCTGGTTTTATAGGTATTTTTTTTAAAGGCATAATATCTTATAATACCTTTCTTAAGTAATATAAAGTTAATAGTTATCTAGCTCTTTGCCAAAATTAACAAAGAAATAAATCAAAATAAGAAAGATTAGTAAATAAATCATTTTAAAAAAATGGTATGAGCTGGGTGCCTGGAGGTGTAAAGTTTATTCCTTTATTGTTTCCACCATTAATATTACCATAGCTATAAATGTTACCCGCACCTCTGAAAGCGTTGAACTGGTTGCCTAGATTAAGTTGATAAACAGAATCGGATGTTGCTTCTAAAAAGTATAAAATATATGAACTTTCTTTTAGATATATTTGTCTTGGAAAAGATGAACTAGAAATATTTAAAACATAAAAAGATAAAGAATCATAGGTTGCTGTAGATATATTCCAAGGAGTTGAAAGTGTATATTGATATAAAGTATCATTAGCAGATCCCATTAAAATCATTGTCGTTCCATTAGATGTAAAAGTTATTCCAGTAATATTAGTATCTTGTGATGCTGTATCAAAAGTAATATTATCAAAACTAGCTGTAGATAGATTCCAAGGTGTTGCTAAACTATATTGGGAAATAAGAGTACTAGAAGTTCCAGTTACATACATTTTAGTCCCATCTGGTTTAAAAAATAAAGATCTTATATCAGTATATTGTCCAGCAACAGAAAATGAAACACTGTCATAACTTGCTGTTGCCAAATTCCAAGCTGAAGATAATGAATATTGATAAACAACATCATTAGTATTTCCAATTAAATACATTTTTGTTCCATCATCTTTAAAAAATATAGCTTCCATTGAGTCTTGACTTGCATAAGTAGCAGTTGATGGATTCCAAGGTTTAGAAAGTGAATATTGAAAAACAGAAGCATTATTATTTCCATTTATATACATTTTAGTTCCGTCAGATTTAAAAAAAACACCTAATGGATTAGTGTCTTGTGAATTTACAGAAAAACTTAATCCACTATAAGCCATGTTACCTAGTAACTGTGTCCCTAAGGTAATGGGACTTGCTATACAATCTGTAATCGTTGCATAATAAGCATTCACCGGGCCACTGGTTGCTGAAAGAGTGTAAGTGTTTCCAGCAGATGTGCTTTGAATAACAACTTGATTAGAAACAGTGCCAGCAATTGCAATGTTGCCTGCAGAATTTGTTGTGCCGTTTTTAAATTTCACTGTTCCAGCAAGTAAAAATAATAATTTAGTAGAGCCGATTGTTAAAGCATCTGCCATTTCTCTTGTTCCACCTAAACCATTAAATGTAACTGGAAAGTCTAATGTTTTACCATTAGATGTAATTGTTTGTGTTCCTGATGTAGCTGCAAAAGTTGTTGTTAATGTTCCAGCAGTTAATGTCATACCTGAAGATATAGTTAAATTTCCATAAATAACTCTGCTGCTATTTGTAAATGTTCCAGCAAATCCTGTAAAATCAATATTTTTAAACCTAGAAGCACCGCTTGAAAATGAATCTGTTCCTGCTGTAATATTAATATTTAATACATTGCTTTCTGTTGCCGCACCAAATGATAAAGTTCTTGTTCCAGTGCTTCCTGAATATGTACAATTAATAGTAGGAGTGCCTGTGTAAGTAAAATTAGTAGTTGTCGTCATATTTAGAATAGTTAAAGCATTCCCAGTTAAATTTATCTCCCCAGTTCCAAAATCTATTGTTCTTGTATTGGAATTATCTGATGTAATTCTTTGAGCAGTTAAATCAAAATCATTCAAATCCAATGTTCCTGAAATTAAATTAACATTTGAAGAAAAAGTAGTATTTTCTGCAAGTTGTAATGTTCCGCTTGGACTTTCTATTATAATTGGTGGTACAAAAGTTGCAGTATTTGTATCTAATATTTGTGTTGTGCCTTGACCAGACATAATCCATTGAACTGTTCCAGTCATAGTTACTGCTGAAGAAAGTGTTATATTTTTATAAAACGTTGGTTGATTTGTGCTACTAGCAAGTGTCATAGCATTAGTTCTTGTTGAAATGTCTAATTCACCAATTTGCCAATCATTATTAATTGTAAGTGTAGCACTTGTATTTAACCCTGTATTTTCAATAATGACTTTATCTTGTGCAAGTGGAAAGTTATTTGCAGCAACAGCACCACCAGATGATAATGCCCAGCCAGTTGCCGACCAGTTACCCCCAGCTGCCAGATTCCAATATTTATCTGCGGCGGTTGTAAAAGTAATATTAGAATTATTTAAACAATTTCCAATTCTTGTTCCAGTCCAAGGAGTTGCAACAGTTCCTGCTGCATTAATATCTCTAAAATCTACATCTGCAATTGCAGCAAGTGTTCCATTACAAGTAATAGTTCTTTGAGTTCCAAGAGTATCAGAAGAAACAACTATTCTTCTAATTGATGTATTAGCAGCACCTAATGTTAAAGCTCCAGATATAGTTTGATTTGCACCTAAATCAACATTTCTTAATCCACCAGTACCTCTGCTTGTTTGTGTTAAATTATTAAAAGTATTAGCACCATTTATAGTTGTTGTACCACTTCCAGTAGATGTAAATGAAACGTTGTAATAAGTTAATCCACCACCAGAAAATGTCGGTGAAGCTCCAGAGCAGGTGATTTGTGATGTGTTTGCATTTAAAGTTAAATTTGTGGTACTTAGCATAGAAACTGCACCTGATCCACCTGTTATAGTTATAGTAGATGAACCTAAAGTTATTGTTCTTGAATTGGAATTAGTTGTTCCCAATATTTGAGAAGCAATACCTGCTATTGTCATAGTATAATTTCCAGTAGAAAAAGTACCATTTTCAATAGTAAAATCTTGCATTGAAGTACCACTTCTTGTATATGCACTACCAAGAGTCCAACCACCACCTGCACCATTGAATATAAATTCAGTTGTTACTATATCAACACCGTTTGTTGTAACTGTTTTACCAGTTGTTGTTGCTTTAAAATTTACTCTTGAATGATTATCAACCACTGAAGTTCCAGAACCAGTCCAAGTAAAATTAGTGGCAGGAAGAGTTAAAGAACCATAAATATCTAATACAGCAGTAGTTCCCATTGACAATGTCATCACACCATCTAATGCACCACCAGCTCCACCAGTACTAAAATCATTACATACTGAAGGAGATGTAGAATCTCCTGTAACAGTTACAGTAAAAGCATTTGTTCCTGTGTTAGATGCGGCATCAAAGATTACATTGTCTGCTGATGTGGGTGCTGAAGCACCACCAGCCCCGCCTGAAGAAGTTGCCCAGTTAGTAGTAGATGTTGCATCCCAATTACCTGTACCACCAACCCAATAACGATCTGCCATTATATTTCTCCTTCTATAATTTCTTCTATAATTTCACCTTCTATAACTTTATCTTCGTTAATTTCTTCTATAATTTCTTCTTCTTGTGGTTGGATTGCTATTAAATAATCTTGAAATCTTTTTTCTTTTATTTCTTCTATTTCTTCTTCTGTAAAATTGTGATTATCTTCTAAGACAATGGCATCACGAAATGTGTTACCATCTCTATTGATTTCAAAATCAATTTTAATCATTGGTTAAAACCCAAATACTTTACCAACTAACTGCCATTTAGTTGCAGTTGAATTGTATACAAACCCCATGTAGTCATATTTAGTAGCACCAGAAGAAGTGGTTGGTAAAGATAAATCATCGGAACCTGTAAATATTGCATTAAAAGAAAATGTTTGTACATTTGTTGATCTTAATCTAAGAAGTATTCTTTGACCATTAACTGGTGTTCCTGATGGAGCATTAATTGTTAAAGTGCCTACTGCTTGAGTATTTGCTTGTGTTGCAATATCTGTTGTATCTCCATTAATTGTAATAGAAGAGGCATCTGCAATAGCAACGACTCTTGCTGTTATAGTTTTGTTTGTAAGAGTGCTAACAGAAGCATTTGAAAGTATAGTAGAGTCTATAATATTAGTTCCATTAGAGTATAAAACTTTTGTACTTTTTTCATCTGTAGCAAAAGTAAAACCTGTTCCTGAAACCGTTTTAAATTGAACAGTAAAAGCACCTACTGTTGAATTAATTATAATATAAGTTTTTTCAACACCGTCTGGAATAGTTACAACTTGATTTCCTGTAATTGTACCTGTAAATTCTATAACTGCATTTCTTGCATTAGAAATAGTGGCATCTGTCATTGCAAGAGCTGTTGTTTGCGCTCCCCCTGCAATGCTTACAGCTTGATATCCAGCGATTGCTTGTTGTATTAAGTTTAAATTTGTATTTGTTTTAGTTCCCCAGGTACCGGCGTTTTCGCCTGTGACCATAAGTTCTAGTTTTAAATCCGTTGAGAATGATGAAGCCATTTTAATTCCTAATATTAATTCCTAACACTATTTAATTCATTTATGCAGCAGTGTCAACTTCTGTCCAATTAACAGAATTACCTGTATTAACATTATTATAAGATATAGATGTGCCTGTATTAACAGGAACCCATGGATTAGAGTATAACTGACCTAAAGCTAAAGTTAAATTTTGACCCACTAATACTGCTATATTTCCTCTATCAACAACTACTGAATTTAAAGAAGTTGTTAAATTTTGACCTGTTAAAGATACTATTACATCTGTTATAATAACAACACTATTTAAACTTAACGTTAATTGTTGACCGGTTACTGCAACGTCTGGACTTGGGTCAACTATTCCTAAAGCCGATGTTAAATTTTCACCATTTAATAAAACAACAACATCCGTAAATGCAGTTTCATTTCCTAATGTTAAAGTTAAACTTTGCCCTGTTAAATCTACAACTTTATTAAGATCAATAGTTACATCATTTAAACTTAAAATTAATTGTTCACCGGTAACATCAACAAATCGATCTTGTTTAATTTGAATGTTTACAGAATTTAAAACTAATGTTAATTGTTGACCAATTAACATAACGTCAGGACTTGGATCGACTGTTCCTAAAGCTGTTGTTAAATTTTCACCACTTAATAAAACATTTACATCTATTAAAGATGTAACTGAATTTAATGCTGTAGTTAAACTTTGACCTATTAATGCAACATTAGCATCTGCTAATATATTTACATCATTTATGTTTGTAATTAATGGATTTTCAAATACAGGAACTTGAACGGAACCCCCTGCAGAAATTCCAACATTGCTTAAAATTGTTGTTAAATTTTCTCCAGTAACAAGAACTGTTATATTTTGAATTGCAACTACAGTTACACTATTTAAAGAAGTAGTAAGCTGTTCGCCTGTGACTTCAACTGGAATGTTTTCATTCCAGGCGCCCTGTCCCCAGGTGCCCCTACCCCAACCGTCAACAATGTCAGACATGACTTAGACTCCTATTAAGAGATTCTGATAATAGCCGCTGTAGATGTAAAAGCTGGAAATTGAATTGTAAAGGTACCGTCTGTAGCTGTTTTATCAGTTGTAAAATTTAAAACTGCAACTGCTGCATTTGAAAAAGAAGTATTATAAATTAATGCACCTCTTGCAGTTAAAGTAACTCCAGTAAATGATAGATCGGCAAAATCTGTGAATGCAACTGTAGATACAACTGATGTTCCAGTATTTACTAAAGTTCCACCACCTGCACTGTATGCTCCGGATGCAGTAACTTCTCCACTTGTTGTGTATGAAGTTGTTGCAGCACCTAATGTTGCAGTTGATACATAAAGAGCTAATTTAAATACATCTCCACCTGATGCTGAAAAATCTTGATCACCATCTAATAGTTGTTTTTTAAAACTATTTGGTAATGCTTGTGTAATGGCCATACTTGTTTCTCCTATTGTGGTTTACGAACTATACGAGGTTCTCCATCTAGAAACTCATCTGTTCGTCTTCTTCCCATTTGTTCTAATGAGAATCCTTCGATAGCTTGCTTATATCTATTTTCATAATATTGCAACATATCTTGTGGACCCTTTAAAAATCCATACGCCTCAACTAGGCAAGCATATAATAAGCCATTGGGAAATTGCTGACTTAAATATGTATTAGCAGTAGTACTAGATAATCCAGTTGGTTTCAAGATATAATTTATTTGAATTGGGTAAGCTTGATCGGGGCTCGGGGCCACAATTACTGTATTTTCATCCCAATTTGCATAATATCTAGGTGTGCCTGTATTTTGTTCTTGGTTATATTCATTAATAAAAGTCATATCTCTAACATCTAAAAAACGAATTTCTCCATTTGCTGTAATTTGAATAGATCTAATTACTAATAAATCATCGGGTGTATTAAAATAATCTTGGTTAATAATAATATTAGATGTTGCATATTTTCTGTTATTATCAGAATCTACATCTCTTAATATTCTAAATTCTGCATTTTCAATAAATCCATTTATAATAGTTGAAGTAAATACATTTGAATCTACTTCTGTATAATCTCTAATTTTTGTAACTAATTCTGAATATGTCATATTAAGCCTGTAGTGTAACTGGTCCTGCAGAACATTGTGCCCCGCCGCCAGCTATATTGCCTGTTGTTGCCGTACTTGTACTTAAAAAATAAAAGTAATTTAAACTATCACTTACAATACCAAATGAATCTATTTTTCCAACTGTAATTGTAAATCCATTTGCATTTGAAATATCAGTAACTCCATCAAATGAAGGAACGTCATCAAAAGAATCTTCTCTAGTTGGTGTGCCTACAATGTTAACTTGCGGCGGGCCTCTAAATCTTACAATATTACCAGTAGATCTATCATGATCCTCTGAATAAACATTAATATAAGTAGAACCTGCATACTTAGTCGTTGAAAAGGGATTTAAAGTTAAAGCAATAATTACTGGTGGTTCTTGTCTGTCAGGATGTGCATATCTTAAACCCTGTGGATCAGCTGTAGTTGGTTTTGGTTCTAACTGAGGTTGCTTTGCTTCATATTCAGAAACATGTACCCATGAACCATTCCACTCTTGTACCATTTCTTGATATGGAAATCTCTGACCAGATCGGTCAGAAATCATGTAAGCATATTTTCCTCTTGAATTATTAGACATTTGGATAATAAGTTTTTGGTGTTATAAATGAACTTGAAGAAGAGCCATCTTGTTCTAATGCTCTTTTTAATTCATCTTCGTATAATAATCTTAATTCTTGTGTTCTTTGTGGAGCAAGTTTTAATGATACATAATAAGCTAGTCCTGCGCACATGCATGGGACAAATCTATATGGAACATCTGTTGCATTTGTATAAGCTCCAACATCTTGAATTCTTTTTGCATAATAATAATTAACTACATTATTAACTTCACTTGTGCC